GGGCGGGTGGGGAAATTCCTCGAGAACAAGGACGGCGCCGTAGGGCTCAGGTTCAAGGATGCCCGGGAGGTAACAAGCGGCTGGTATTCGGACGCAACCCAAGAAGCTGAGCGCAAGGTCCAGCAGGCTGATGGGATTGTCGACAAAACGGTAGCGGCGATTCAAAACCCAAGCGTTATTGCCAAAGCCGTTGGAACGTCGCTTGGCGCCATGGGTGCGGGCGGGGCGGTCGCGCGGGGTATCGCGGCCATTCCCAAGGTGGCTGCGATGGGAGCGCGCGGCGCGGCTGCTGCTGGCGCGCTGGGTGAGGGTGTCGTGGGCGCGGGCTCTGCGGCCGAGCAGATCCGCCAGGAAACAGATGACGGGCTGCTCTCGCCGGGCCAGGCTGCGGCGGCGGCAGCCACGGGAGCGGCCACTGCGGGCTTCGGATATGCCGGTGGGCGCGTGGCGCAGCGCCTGGGCATTGGTGATGCCGAGACCATGCTGGCCCAGGGCAACAAGGGCATTGCCAAGCAGTTTGCCGATGACGCGGCCACGGCGGCCGCCAATCCTCTGCTGCAGCAGCGCGCGGTCAAGAGCATTCCCCGGCAGGTGATCGAAGGCGCCATCTCCGAAGGCTTCCTCGAGGAGTTGCCGCAGTCGGTTGCCGAACAGATCTTCCAGAACCTGGCCCTGGGAAAGGACTGGTCCCAGGATGTGGATACGGCGGTGGTGCTGGGCACGCTGTCGGGCGCGGCCATGGGCGGCGGCGCGGCGGGGTATCGGGCGATGCGAGAGCCACGGGTGCCTGCTGGTCAGCCGGGCGATGCTGCCGCCCAGCCCCCGGATGCCGGCGCAGAGCCCGTGGGCCTGCCCGATGTTGCAACCTACGGGCCGGCCATCGACCAGATGGTGCGGCCGGAAAACCAGCAGCAGTACCGAGATGCACTGGCACGCGCTCAGGATGAATCCCTGTCCCCAGAAGAGCGAAAAGCCGCAGCGGATTCGCTGCACCAGGCGTTCAGCCCGGATCTGTTCCAGCAGGACAGCGAGAGCCAACCCGCTGGCGAAACGCCTTCTGGCCTGTCGAAAGTGCGCGATGAATTCATGCGGCAGCTGGCTGTCCAGCAAGAGCCGGTCATCGATGAAGCACGGCTGCGCGAGCAGGGCATCACGCCTGCGCCGCAACTTGATGCCGCGCGCATAGACGCTGCCGTCGGCGAACTGCGCCCGTCCGAGGCCATGGGCCTGGACCCTGCTGCCGGCTCCCTGTCTGCAGCTGCTGCCATTGCCGTGGACTCCGGCGCGGCGGCTCAGGCCCAGCAGGCCAGTGCCATGGCCCAGGCCGCAGAGCAGGCGGAACGCGCACCAGCCAAGAAGAAGGCGTCCGAGCGCCGGGTAACTGCAGATCCTGCCACCGGCGAGATCGCGGGCGGGGCCATGGCCACCTGGACAGATGAAGACCTGTCCAACGCATTCCGCTCTGCCCAGGCCAAGAACGTGCGCCTGCAGCTGGCGCGCGAGCTGTCGCGCCGCCGCGCCGAGCGTGACCAGCAGACCCCGGCCACCGCGCCGGCCGCATCCGCAAATCCATCCACCCAGCAAGGAAGCATCGATGGCACACAAGCCGATCAAGCCCAGCCGCCGCGCGCGGAATCTTCGCCGGCAGCAGGAGCGCAGGGAGCGCCGGTTGCACGTCCTGGCCCTGCGCAGGGGCTGACCAATGGCACCACCTCGTCTCAGCACGATGGCTCGCAAGCAGGTGCGGCGCCAGGCCCGCAGGCTCAAGCGCCAGTCCAAACCCCTGCCCAGCGCATCGACGCTGGGCGCGCGGCCTGGGCCAGCATGCCCACCGCAGAGCGCAAGGCCCTGGCCAAGCGTGTGGGCGGTGTAAACGCTGCCATCAAAGGAAGTCTCCACGGCGCGCGCTGGGAGAACCTGAATGCGGAGCTGCAGCTCCGTCTTGCTGACGCCATGCAAGCGCAAGGAGCAACCAATGATTCAACCGCACCTGCAGTACGGCTGGCAGATGAACGCCCAGCAGGCCCTTCGGCTGCTGCGGAGGCTGGGGGCGGTGAGCCGGCAGGACGCGCGGCAGATGCGCAGCCTGCTGGGCCGCGAGGTGGAAGTGCCGGACAGCCTGCTGCCGGCGTGCAATCTGCTGTACTTGGCCGAAGTGGCGCCAGCGAACAGGCTGCCGCTGTAGCGCCTGCTGCTGCGCCAGCGCCCACGGCGGGCGAGCAGCAGGCCGTGGCCATCGCCAAGGAAGGGAACGACGCGCGGCGCGCCCAGCTGCTGGCCGCCAGCGAACGCTGGACCAGCATGCCGGCGGCCGAGCGCCAGGCGGTGGCCAAGGCCGCGAAGGGGTTGAACGCCCCGGCCCGCGCCGGGGCCCACACGCGGGCATGGGCTGACCTGGCGCCCAAGGTACGCGAGAAGCTGGCCGCCGCCATGCCCGATGCTGCTGCAGCACCTGCAGCACCTGCAGTCGTGGAAGCAGCTGCGCGGGAGGCGGCCACCAGCCAAGCCAACGACCTGCCCGAGCCCACCGATGCCCAGAAGGAGGCGGGCAACTACAAGAAGGGTCACGTCCGCCTGAACGGCCTGGACATCAGCATCGAGAACCCGGCCGGCAGCCGCCGCCGGCCCGAATGGCCTCCGCTGCAGAACCACTACGGCTACTTCAAGGGTTCCGTGGGCGCGGACAAGGACCATGTGGACGTGTTCATGACCGACCGTGCGAGCGATCCGGACCTGCCGGTGTTCGTCGTGGACCAGGTGAACCGAGATGGCTCGTTCGATGAGCACAAGGTGGTGCTGGGCGTGGCCGACGAGGCCGACGCGCGGGCAGCCTACCTGGGCAACTACGAGAAGGGGTGGACTGGCCTCGGCGCGATCACGCAGATGACGCAGGACGAATTCAAGACCTGGCTGCGTGATCCGGCGAAGACGAAGAAGCCGGCCGGCACGCTGCCCGGCGCAGCGCCTGCAACAACGAAGAAGCCGCGCGGCGTCCTGGCCAAGAAGGCAGCCGCTGAGGAGGCCGCCCGCGCCGACTACTTCACCCCGGGCAACATCGTGAAGGGCTACGGGGATAGCCATGTCCGCGTGGTCTCGTACACGCCCGCCAATGCCGATGGCGTCTGGAGCGTGACGGTGCGCCAGGTGGAGAAGCAGGGATCGGGCTGGCAGGATGTGTCGGGCGTGCGCGAGCGCACCCATGCCACGCAGCCCAGCGCACGCGAATTGAAGGCCGGGCCGGTGGAGCGCACCGAGGAACTGCCGTTCCGCCGTGGCGAATCCGATGGCCAGGGCCTGACCGATGACCAGATGGCCAACCTGCTGCGCATCATGCGGCCCGAGCCGACGGCGTTTTCCGATGCTGCGCGCGCCCAGGCCGTGGGCCAGGTGCGCGAGACGGTGGATGCCATCCGCAAGGGTTGGAGCAACGGGCCGGAAGTCGTGGTGGCCTTCGACATGAACGATCCGGCCGTGCCCGAGGCGGCGCGGCGCGCGGATTTGCGCCAGCGCAGCGGCGGCGCCAGTGGCGCGCCCGAGGGCTTCTACTGGCGCGGCAAGGCTTACCTGCTGGCCAGCAAGCTGAACACGCCCGCCGACGCGGCGCGCGTGCTGCATCACGAGGTGCTGGGCCACCACGGCCTGCGCGGCATGTTCGGGCCGGAGCTGAACAAGATCCTCAACCAGGTGGCCACCATGCGCCAGGCAGAGGTGGCGGCCAAGATCAAGGAATACGGCCTGCGTGGCGTCACTGACCTGAGCCGGCGCCATGCGGCCGAGGAAGTGCTGGCAGAGATGGCCGAGAAGACGCCGCAGCTGCATTTCGTTCGCCGGGCCGTGGCCGCCATCCGCAACTGGCTGCGGGCCAACGTGCCGGGGTTCAAGAATCTCAAGCTGTCGGATGCCGACATCATCCAGGGCTACATCCTGCCGGCGCGAGATTTCGTGGAGCGCGGGCAGCGTGCCGCTACCGACCGCATCGACCCTGTGTTCAGCCGGTCGGACTCGCCAGCCGCCACGCCGGACGCCATCATCGGCAGCACGCTCGGCAGCGCATCGAAGCATCCCGACTACGCTGCGGCAAAGGCGGGAGAGGTCGAGGCCGCCACGCGGCTGGCCGTGGACCTCGTGACGCCCGAGATGGTGGCGAAGGTGGCCGCTGCGCTGGGTGGTGCGCGACCGCGTGTGCTTCCGGTGGCAGCGGAGGAATCCTCGGGTCGCAACAAGATTCCGCGCGCCGTGGCCGAAGTCCTGGCGGCACGCCTTGGCCTGGAAACGGCGACGGGCATCGTGCAGGCGAACCGTGCACAGCGCACGGGTCTTGATGGGCTGGACCGCATCTTCGCGCCTGTGGACTTTGCTGGCACGGTCGAGCCGGGCGACTACCTTCTGGTGGATGACACTCTCACGCAAGGCGGCACCTTCGCTGCGCTGGCCAGCCACATCCGCGAGGGCGGTGGCAACGTTTCCGCCGTGGTTGCGTTGACCGGCAAGCAGTACAGTGCAAAAATCCAGCCCTCTCCCGAAACCCTGGCCTCCCTCCGTCAAAAACATGGTGACCTCGAAGACCAATTCCGCACGGCCACAGGCTACGGCTTCGACGCGCTCACCGAGTCCGAAGCCCGATACCTCGCGCGATTCGAGCCGGCTGAGCGACTCCGAGATCGAATCGCTGAAGAAGGACGACGCGCAGGCGAGCGAGCAGATCAAGGCAATCCTCGCCAAGGCGATGCAGGCGACGAACTGAGCTTCAGCCGCTCGCGGCTTTCGGAGATCAAGGACAGCGCTCTGGACCAGCTCCAGAAGACGATGTCCCACCCGGGCAAGGTCTCTGTCTGGGACAAGACCATCGGCACGATGCGCCACTTGGCCGAGCGTGCGCCAGCCTTCAAGCCGGTCTACGAAACCGCCCAGCGCAACATCGATGACGTTTCCATGCTGGCCAACGATGCGGCCGACCGGGCGCCGCGCCTGCTGCCGCGTGTGGACACCATCGGCGATCTGGTGGGCAAAAACCGAAAGACCCCCGTCTCGGCGGCCGACAACAAGGCCGTGGCGAAGCCTCTCTTCGAGGGCACGCTGCTGTGGGGCAGGGACGTGGACGGCAAGGCCGTGCTGGTGGACGAGCTGACCAAGAAGTACGGCAACCTGCCCGCCGATGACAAGGCCCAACTGCTGCTGCGCGCCGGCCGCCTGGACGACCGCATGCTGCGCGCCTGGCGCGGGCTGCCGCTGGCCCAGTATGAAGCGCTGGTGAATTCTCGCTTCGAGAGCAAGATGCTCAAGGCCGGCGCGGTATGGACGGATGCCGAACTGCAGACGATGTTTGGCGCGACGCCCAACCAGATCGCGCTGTACCGCGAGGCGCGCGCGGCCATCGACCGCTCCATCGACATGACCGCACGGGCGGACATGATGCGCGCGCTGGGCGACGAGTACGCTGGCATGCGTGACTTGGTGCTGGATGCGCCCAAGCTCTCGGACGCTCTGGAGCTTCTGACCACCACGCTGCAACACGACGCCAAGGCCAAGCCGGAGCTGGCCGACCGGCTGCTGCAGCTGAACAACCTGGTGGTGGACCGTGCCGCCACGGCCAAGGATCTGCAGGACGCCGGGTATGCGCCGCTATCGCGCTTCGGCCGGTACACGCTGGACGTGGTGGATCAGGATGGCAATCGCCAGTACTTCGGCATGTACGAGACCATGAAGGACGCCAACCTGGCCATGATCCAGATGGCCCAGGCCTTCCCCGGCGCCGTGATAACCCAGGGCACGATGAGCCAGCAGTCCTTCAAGCTGTTCGCTGGCATCACGCCCGAGACGCTGGAAATTTTCAAGGACATGGTGGTGGGCAAGGAGGCCGACGCGGCCACGCGCAAGGTGTTCGATGAATACCTGAAGCTGACCAAGAACAACCACAGCGCCTTAAAGCGCCTGATCCAGCGAAAGGGCATCGAGGGCTACAGCGAAGACGTGGGCCGCGTGGTGGCCAACTTCATCTATAGCAATGCGCGCCAGGGCGCGGCGGGCCTGAATGCCGGCACCATGGATCGCGCGATCAACGACATCCCGAAGGAACAGGGCGAGCTGAAGGACCTGGCCATGGGCCTGCGCAGCTACATCCGCGATCCCCAGGAAGAGGGCCAGGCCGTGCGAGGCATGCTGTTCGCGCAGTACCTGGGCGGCTCGCTGGCTTCGGCCGCCGTGAACATGACCCAGCCCTTTGCGGTGACGCTACCCTGGCTCAGCCAGTTCGGCGGCATCCGTGCGGCCAGCGGCCAGATGGCGCGGGCGCTGAAGGATATGGGCACGCGCGGCATGAAGTACGAGACTGACCTGGCCCACGCGCTGAAGTCCGCCGAGGACGACGGCGTGGTCTCGCCACAGGAAGTGCACCAGCTCATGGCCCAGGCGCGCGGCGCGGGCGGCCTGCGCTCTGGTGACGGTACGCGGGCCGGGGATGCGCGCGCGGCGGCCGGCAATGCCTGGGAGCGCGCCAAGGTGGCCTGGGGCCAGCCCTTCGCCCTGGCCGAGCAGTTCAACCGGCGCTCCACTTTCATCGCAGCCTTCCGCATCGCCAAGGCCCAGGGCATGGATGATCCGGGCGCCTTTGCGCGCAAGGCGGTGCTGGAAACGCAGTTCGTCTATTCCAAGGCCAACAAGCCCCAGTGGGCGCGCGGCGCGGTAGCCGGCACTCTTTTTACGTTTAAAACGTATAGCGTCTCCTACCTGGAGCTGATGCAGCGCATGTGGAAGCAGGGCGGCCCGGAGGGCAAGCGCGCCGTGGGCTGGGCCCTGGCCATGCTGCTGCTGATGGGCGGCGCCGGCGGCGTGCCCTTCATGGAAGACGCCGAGGACCTGATCGACGGCGTGGGCCAGATGATGGGCTACAACCTCAGTTCCAAGCAGTGGCGCAAGGAGGCGCTAGCCGGCATCGTGGGCAAGGAGCTGGCCGAGTTCCTCGAGCAGGGCGTCTCTGGCCTGCCCGGTGCTCCCATCGACGTGTCCGGGCGCTTGGGCATGGGCAACCTGCTGCCCGGCACCGGCCTGCTGCTGACCAAGCAAGGCCGCGAGCGGGATCTACTCGAGGTGGTGGGGCCCGCGGGCGATCTGGTGATGCGTGGCTTCAAGGCCGGTGGTAAGGCGCTCACGGGCGATTTCGGCGGTGCTGCGCTGGAGGTGTCTCCCACGGCGGTGCGCAATGCGTTCAAGGGCGCGGACATGGCCGCCAGCGGCATGTACAAGGACACCAAGGGCTACAAAGTGATCGACACCACGCTGGCCGAGGCTGTGGCCAAGGCTGTCGGCTTTCAGCCCAAGAGCGTGGCTGAGATCCAGGAAGCCAACAGCTTCATGCAGCGAGCCAAGAGCTTCTACAGCCTGACCAGCAGCGAGATAAAGGCGCAGTGGGCGGATGCGCTGTTCCGCAAGGACGAGGGCGCCCTGGCGCGCGTGCGCGCACGGCTGGCCGATTGGAATCAGAACAATCCAGAGCAGCCCATCGTCGTCAAGATGCCCGACGTGTGGAAGAAGGTGCGCGAGATGGGCAAGGATCGCATTGACCGTATCGCGGACAACTCGCCCAAGGCGCTGCGTCAGCAAATGCGTGAGATGGCTGCGGAGGCACGGTAATGCACAGCGGGGATCGGCGCACTACCTGGTGGGTGAAGCCCACGGCGCCGAGCCCCAGGATGATGAGCCAGTAGGTCTCAATCATCGAGCGGCGCTCGGCGAGTGGATCGGTCTTAGCGAGGTTCAAGAACGTGCCAGATTCAGTTTTTCCGCATTCTGAATAGCCCGTCACCTTGATATGCTCCGCAGCGCCCTTGTCTCGGGATCGTGCCAGCGTAAGGTAGTGATCCGGTAGTATTAATCCAGCTCCACCCATTCATGTTGAATGTCGAGCAGACATATATTTCCGCACCCTTGGGTAGATTTCGAGTATCTCTTATATAGTAGGTGGTGTTAAATGTGTAGTCTGGGCATCCTCCAGCCTCAGTGCGGTACACGGCCATTCCCCATGGGAGATTGGTGTGGCAGCTCTTGCTCAAATCGCCACCATCAACTACTTGAAACTCGCGCCATGCCACCCATGATGGACTTGCGGTAGTTTGGAGAATGATTGTTCTGACAGGGATTTCCTTCAGATTTTTGTATTCGATCCACTTGTTGTCTTCCGTGTACCCCGAGATTTCTCCAAAGTGAAACCACTCGCCTGCGTCATTTCGCCCCCAAACATGATGGACAGTATTGCCTGCTGGATTTTGCGAGGGAAGCATGCGCAATTTCAAGAAGACTCTCTCGGAACCGAGGTCAATATCTATCCACTGAGTAGGGCCTCCTCCAGCATTCCATGAGGTATTTGGATTGCCATCCGCCGCTTTCGTCATGTCGGCAACGTTGCCGGACGCGTTGGTGATTGAGATCGGCAGCAGCACGCCGGGGCTTTGTGCGGATGCACCCGCCGCGAACATTGCAGCAGCTGTTCCAATTGACGCAGCCACCAACTTGAATGATTTCATTTGCAACTACTCCTCCAGTGTGTGAAGTCATGCATGCTAATAGAGTTTTGCCCTTGTATTTTTAGATTTCCCCTATTGAGCTGTGAATAAATTACTGCAACCTATTGGTTATTAAGCAAACTATTACTTTGCTAACTATTGGAGTAATGAAAATGTAATTGGTCGCACACTTTCGCGGAGCGCGTGCCCCGGCTAGGGTTCGACCAATGGATGCACGCCCGGGAAACTGCGGGCCATGCCATCCACCCCCAAGCCCATCGGCCCGTTCCCCCTCGGAATGGACAACCGCGCGCCCGACTTCAAGCTCGGGCTGCCCGAGGGCGCCGGCCACCTGCTGCGTGATGCGCTGAACGTCGATGTGACGGCCCAGGGCTCGCTCAAGACGCGAGGCGGTTATGCGTTGGCGGAGCAGGGCCTGGACTGCCATTCGGGCTGGTCGCCGCTCGATGGCTCCTATGGCCTGTACTGCGACAGCGGCGATATCTTCCGCATCGATGTGGATGCCTCGGGCGCCACCACGCGCACCCAGGTCGCCGCGGGCTACGGCCGGGTCACGCCCGTGGTCTATGCCGAGGTCAACGAGGCTGTGTACTTCACGGACGGCATCCGCGTAGGCTCCTACCACCCCGTGCCTGGCCCGACGCCGCGCTGGCTCGATGCCCAGCCGCAGGTCGTGGGCGATGTGCAGTTCTCGGTCATGCCTGCAGGCAGCAGCATTGCCTACCAGGGCGGCCGGCTGCTGGTGGCTGTGGGATCGGCGCTGATCTACAGCGAGCCGTTTACGGCGGGCCTGCGCGACGAGTCGCGGGGCTTCGAGATTTTCCCGGCGCCCATCACCTGCATCGCGGCCGTGGAGGCCGGGGTGTTCGTGATGGCGGACAAGACCTATTTCCTGGCCGGCGGCCTGCCGGCGCAGTCCATGCGCGCGGTGTTGCCGTACGGCGCGCTGCAGCAGCAGGCCGGGTATCGGCTCGCGGCCACGGGTGGCACGGACGGCGCGCACTGGATGAGCACGCGCGGCATCGTCTCGGCGCGGCCCGACGGGTCGCTGGCCAACCTGCAGGCCGAGCACATCGCCATGGATGCCTCGGGCGCTGGCGCAACGCTGTACCGCGAGGCCGACGGCATGCGCGCCATCGTGGCCACCCTCTCTCAATCCCCCAGCACTTCGGCCGGCGTGGGCTCCTATGCCCAGGCCCGGCTCGTTCGAAAGGCCCAGCCATGAACACCAACCACGCCATCCCCTGCGGCTTTGTTTACGACCTGGTGCTGCGCCGCCGCGCCGACGACGCGCTGGTGCACCGGGAGCGCCTGCACAACCGCGTCCCGGGCGAGGGCCTGGACCTGATCGCCAATGCCTGTTTCAAAGGCGCGGCCATGCCGGCCAACCTGTTCATCGGGCTGTGGTCCGGCTCCTATGTGCCCAACGGCACCGAGACGGCCGCCACGCTGCCTTCTCTGGTGACCGAGGTCACGCAGTACGACGGGGCTACGCGCAAGGCCTGGGTGCCGGGCAGCGTTTCGGCCGGCGGCGTGAGCAACGAGCTGAGCCTGGCGCGGTTCAGCTTCACCGGCATGCAGACCGTCAACGGCGTGTTCGTGAGCAGCAGTGCGGGCAAGGGCTCGGACACCGGCGCGCTGCTGTCCATCGTGCGCCTGCCGGTGGCACGCACCGTCGATCCCGCCTTCTATCTGGAGATCCTGGCGGGCTTCCAGTTCATTTCCGTTTCCTGATCCAGCTTTCTGAGGACCACCACCATGACGACCAAAGCCTCTACCGGCCTTCGCAATCACATGCTCGCCACGGGCTCGCTCAAGGCGGCCCTGGATGGCGGATTCCTGGAGCTGTACGGCTGCCCGGATGTGTCGATTCCGGCCACCGCCGACGCCGCGCTCGACCCTGCCGTGCACAAGCTGCTGGCCCGGATGTACAGCGACGGCACCTCGGCGGGCCTGACCCTCGCCCTGGCCGCCGCCGACGGCTTCATCGAGAAGCTCGCCTCGCAGACCTGGTCTGGCACTGTCATCGAGACGGGCACTGCGCGGTTCTTCCGCTTTACCGCAGCCGGTGATACCGGAGCGGCTTCCACGACCCAGCCCCGTCTGCAGGGCACCATCGCGCGTGCGGGCGCGGACCTGAACATCACCAGTGTGGATCTGGCGGTGGGCGCGCCGCAGGCGGTCAACTTCTTCTCCATCGCGCTGCCGGCGTTCTGATCGGGGCGCGGGCATGGCTGCTGGAACGCTCGTCTACGAGGCCGGGGCCCTGCTGCCCCAAGCCGACGTGCTCGTGGCCGTGGTGGCCGCCGATGATCCCTACCTGGGCCTGGACTTCCAGGACCTGATCGATGCGGCGCACTGGGCGTTCGGCTGGAACGGGGATGCGATCAACCCGTCGCGCGGCTTCCTCGAGCTGGGCCTGCCACCGGCGCCGGACTTTGAGGTCCGCGCTCCGGCCCAGCTGGTGCGCACGATCAACGTGGGCCTGTACCAGGTCACGGTGGCCGGTGAGCCCGTCGGTGTCACGGCGGACGTCACTCTGCTGTACAAGGACACGAACGAGGGCGTGCATGAGTTCGACCTGGACGCGGCCGGTGCTGTGGTCAAGCCGGTCAACGTGCCTTCGACGGTGCAGGAGCTGCGCCTGGTGAGCCTGGGCGGTGGCTTCCAGGTACTCGACGGCGAGGTGTTGCTGGGCGAGATCACGGCAGCCGAACTGGCGGGCACGGAATTCGAGTGGCAAGAGATGCGGCCCTATGCGCTATCAGCGACGAACCGTGTGCAGGCCGATGGCGCCTTCAACGGCATTGATCGCCTTGCTGCCTTCTGGTGGAACGGCACCAGCGGAGGCGGCCCCTCCGAGTTCTGGACCGACTTCCTGCTGGCGCGCGAGGAGCTGTGATGCTGATCCACAAGGACCTCAAGGGCGATGCCGGCGGGCCAGAGCACCAGGCGCTCAAGGGCATGCTGGATGTGGGCAACACCTTCATGACCGACCGGCGCGACGGCAGCGAGGTGCAGCGCTCGGGCGAGTTCGTCACCATGCGCCGCACGGGTGGCGAGGTCGTGCAGCTGGTGTCGCTGTGGGAGCCGCCGGACGCGCGCCGCCTGACGGATGGCTATGCACAGGCCGTACCCGACGATGTGGCGCCGCCCGCCCCGGGCGCGCCCGACGCTGTGCCCCGGGTGCAGCTCATGGCGTCTGCGCTGGACGAGCAGCAGGGGCCGCTGTCCTTCGGCAACCTGGCCGCTTCCAAGCTGCAGACCCGCGTGCCGCGTTTCACCCGTGTGGAGACCCGTGTGGAGACGGCTGACCATGCCACCAAGAACGGCAAGCGGCGGCTGTTCAGCTTGGGCGACGGCACGGTGCTGCTGGTGCGCGAGGTCTCGGCGGCCGGCGACACGCGGTATTTCGCGGGGATGAATGGCTTCGCGCAGCCCGTGCGCCGCGTCGGCCGCTGCACGGGTGTCGATCTGGTGCGCATGGACCCGGACCGGCCGGCCGGCGGCAAGGTGCTGCTCTCGTTCGGCGTGCACAGCGGCCTGGGCTTTGACCCGGGGTCGCGCTCCATCGATTTCTTCGCAGACGACGATCAGCTGTACGACGCGAGCAAGGTCTATGCGGCCAACGCCGGCCTGCTGTTCGGCAGGGTCTTGCTGAGCATGCGTGCCGACCCCAGCAGCACCTATGCCGTGGCCGAGCCGGCCATGGCCAAGCAGGATGGCAAGAGCTATCTGAGCCTGGTCGCCGTCCATGGCCTGGCCGAGGACTGCTACCACCCCGATTCCTCGGGCCTGTACCGCCTGACCTGCACACGCACCACGGCCAATGGCGTGCAGACCTCCAAGATCACCATGCCCGCTGCCGTGGGCCCTGGGCAGTACATGGCACCGGTGGAGATGGACCTGGTGCGCCTGTCGCCCCAGACTCTGGTGCTGGCCCTGCGCATGACCACGCTGCGCCTGCCCGGTGGCGGCAGCCAGGGCGCGGCCAGCGCGGGCTGGGCCTATCTCTGGAGCGACGACAACGGCGCCACCTGGGTCCATGTGCCGCATACCGGGATCACGGATGGCAACGCCGCGCCCGTGATCGCCGCCATGGTGCCGCGCGACAAGGACACGCTCCTGCTGGTCTCCGCGCTGCAGCTGGACAGTCTGGTACCCGCGCCCGATGCGGCCAGCGTGCAGGTCTATGCGTTCACCCGCGCCGGCGCCACGCGCATCAGCACCATCCCGGGCAGCCGGTTCAGCGCAGGGCTGCATGCTGGCGATGTGATCGGCGGCCTGCGGCACTACCCGCCTTACTGGGCCGTGGGCTACGGCGGCGGCGTGCGCGTGGACAGGAAGCCGCTGCTGTGGGTCCAGTTCGATCCCCAGTACATCCACGCCGAGGGCTCGCCGGGCGTGATCGACTATCCCGGCAGCCGGGCCCAGCTCATGGTCTCCGATGACGGCGGCGCCACCTGGGAGCGGCGGATGCTGCCCCAGCCCTGGCCCCAGCGCGTGGGCTTTGTCGTGGCGCTGGACCAGCGCACGCTGGCCATCCCCGTCTACGGCCCGCGCCAGACCGACGACAGCGGCGCCATCCTGCCGCTGGCCGTGAAGCTGTACACCAGCCGCGACGGGGGCCAGCGCTGGCGCGCCACGGCGCTCAGCATGCGCTTGCCGTACTGGGCCTGGGTGGACGGCCAGCTGCTGCCCGGCTCCAGCGGCTACGACATCGACGACTCGCGCTTCGACTTCAACCGCGGCGAGCTGTTCCCCGTGCTGAGCCTGCGCGACGACAACGGCGAGCTGCTGCCCATGAACCCCGGCCGGCCCTGGATGGCCGACCACCGCGCCAAGGAGCCCGCCAATGGTTAACGCGCTGATCAAGAACAAGAAGCTGGTCGAGTTCGTGCCGGCCACGCCTGCGGACCCGGGGTTCCCGGGGCAGCCGGCCATCCCCGAGCGCGTCACCTACGAATGGCGCGATGTGCGGGTCGAGGCTGGGCCGCACGAGATGCAGCGGCTGGAGCGGGAGCTGCCCGGCGGAGAACGCCTGGTGTCCTGGCGCACGCCGCTGGATGTGCTGCGTGAGCGCGTGGGCAACCCATCACTCAGCGCAGCGACAGCCCACTACAGCGATGTCTGGGCCTACGTGCAGACATCCGACTATGCCGACGCCCAGCGCGTGCCCCTGACCTGGACCAGCGCCTGGATCATGCGCCGCGAGAACGTGCGCATCGTGATACCGGCCCAGCCTGCGATCCCGGCGCGGCCGCCGAAGGTCGCCACGCCGGAGCGCCGCACCTACGACTGGCACTTCGGCTGGAACGGTGGAGCGCACAGCCTGCGCGAGCTGCCGGCCAGCTGGATCGGCACGGCCAGCTTCGTGATTGGCAAGCCCGTGGGCGCCGTGGTGGGCTTCACCCTGGCCAGCCAGGTTCCGCGCGTGAGCCGTTCATCGTTCGCCAATGTGGAGTACGGCCTGCTCTTTGGGGATGGCCAGGTCAACGTTCGCCATGCCGGCGTCACGCTGCAGCGCGTGGGCTCGATGACGGGCAATGACACGGTGCGCGGCCAGGTCGGAGGCGGGCGCATCGAGTGGTTCCTGAACGATGTCAGCGTCTACAAGGGGCGCTTTGCGATGACCGGACCCTATGTGCTCGATGCTGTGCTGTATGCCGGTGATGACGTCGTGGACGCGCCCCGGCTGCAGGACGGTGTGGTCGAGCAGGACGGCACGGCCGTGCTGAACCTGGCGCCGCTGCAGGTGGAGGGCCAGGCGCTGGAGCCTTTGGAGATCCGCATGGGGCTGCAGCCGCTGGACCTCTTCGCCGCTGACCGGCCGCTGGCCCAGGTCAAGGCGCGGCTGCAGCCCCTGCGCGTGGCCGGCGACCCCATCCCGCGCGGCGCGCTGCGGCTGGCCGGCGCCCAGGTCCGGGCATCGGACGCCCGCAATGACGCCGTGGCGCGGCCCACGCTGGCGCGCCTGCAGACCACGGCCGAGGTCGAGGTGGGAGAGGGCGCCTGGATCCCGCAGTACTCCATCGGCACGGCCTTCGTGCCGCCGCCCGTGGTCAACGGCTCCATCATCAGCGGCCAGGGCCACGACTACCAGATGCGCCTGGGCCCGGCCTTCACCGTGGCCTCCCAGGACCGGCATGCCGAGGGCCGGCTGGCCCTGGGGCCCGTGCAACTGCTGTCCGATGTGGAAGCGCTGACCCACCTGGTGCGGGCGCAGGACCTGCTGAGCGCTGAGGCGGCGCTGAACGCCAGCGGCTATGTGACCCTGGTCATCGCCGAGCGCGTGGGCGCCTCGGGCGCGCTGACGCTGGGCGCGGCCGGTCTGGTGCTGGACGTGAACGAGCAGATCAGCTGCGCGGCCGAGACGGAGATCTCCGGGGCCATCGTGGCCAGCGTGCTCGAGCATCTGGGCGCCGTGGAGCGCTATCGGGCGCTGGTGTTCCGGGTCGTGGACGGTCAGCCTGTGCTGGTCGATCCGGGCCATGCCTGGGTCGTCAATACCGAATCCAGCGCCTCCACCCGCTACGAGGGCTACGCCTTCGACAGCTTCATGACCGTGGGTGGCCGGCAGTTCGGCTTGCGTGCCGATGGCGTCTACAGCCTGGGCGGCACCACCGATGCCGGCCTGCCCATCGAATGGGGTGCGGGCCTGGGCAAGCACGACTTCGGCAGCCAGGCCATCAAGCGGCTGGAGTCCGTGCATGCGGGCGTCTCGGCCACGGGCCAGCTGTATGTGCGCATCGGCGACGGCCAGCAGACCTACACCTACCGCGCGCGGCGCGTGGATGCGGTGCAGCGTGTGCAGCGCTTCGATCCGGGCCGGGGCCTGGCTGCCAACTACTTCACCTTCGACCTTGTGGGTGAGGGCGCGGCCGAGCTGGACAACATTGTTTTCGGCGTGGTCGCGGGCCAGCGCCGGATCGGGAGGGGCTGACCATGGCCAATGGACGCGCGCTGCCATCAGCGATTTTGTTTGACGAGCTGCTGGGCCGTGCCTGGGGCATTGCGCTGCAGAAGTACGGCGAAGCCCAGGCCATCGAATCTCCGGTGACATCCTTCACCCCCGCCAGGACCGATGGCGCCTACCGGCTGCCCCAGTACAGCAGTGGGTTCAATCCCGCTTCCGCTGGCAGCTGGGTGGCCCAGCACGACAAGGCCCTGGCCCGGCAGCTGGATCAGGTGGCCGACGAATGGGCCGTGGAGTTCCAGGGCGTGATGGACATCGTGGCGCCCGTGGGCCCGGGCTGGCGCAATGCCGTGGACTGGCTGCGCGCCACCATGCACGGCCAGGACGGCCTGGGCTATGTCGGCCAGGACCACCGGCTGGCCCAGGCCCAACAGCAGGGCCTGCAGGTGCTGGGGGGACTCAACCAGCGCGGGCTGCCCGTGCCGGCCGGCGCGGCCCAAGCGCTGCAGGCCGTGGCCGGCGGCGTGGTGGACCTGTACCAGGGCCGACTGGCCGCCCAGATGACAGCCGCCCGCGAAGCCGAGCGCCGCCGCCTGCTGGTGGACGCCGTCACCGAGCTGGCGCGCCTGCGCAATGCCGCGCTGGACACGGCCATGGACTTCGTGTTCGGGCGCATGAACATCATGTACGACGTGTTCGGCCGCAACAACGAGTACCTGACGCGCGTGCGCCGCGACGACCAGGCCCTCGCCGCCCAGATGCAGGTGGCCAGCGCCGAGCTGCAGCGCTGGGACGCCCAGGTCCTGGCCAACCAGGACGGCAGCGCCGCCTCGCAGCGCACCGTCAAGGCCATGAACGACCGCGCGCTGGAAGTCATCGGCCTGAACGTAGAGCAGCAGGTCAAGCGCCTGCGCCGCCTGTCCACCGGCTCCGCATCGGCGCTCAACAGTGCCGGCGTTTCGGTGAACTCGCAGGCCACCGAATCCAACACCGTGAACGCCGAGGAGTAAGCATGGCCACCACCGGCATCGCAATGCAGGGCCTGTCGGCCGCCATCGTCTACACCGCCATCGACAAGATCGGCAAGATGATCACGGACGCCGAAGGCCGGATGCAGTCCAAGATCGGCCCGGCCATCACCCAGATCATCGATGGCATCCCGGGCGAACCCGATGTCGCCAAGGCCAAGCACAGCAACAGCCTATCGGCCGTGCTGACGGCCCTGGGCCCGGCCTCGGGCGAGGCTTCGGCCCCGGTCGTGGGCCAACTGCCCCAGGTCATCGAGCAGGCCGTGGGTACGTTCTTCACGGGCTATAGCAGCGTGGTCAACGACCTGTTCCCGGGTCTGCTGGACGCAGGCGCCGACGCGGATGCGTGGATCCAGTCGGCCCTGACATCGGCGGTGGGCACGACCTACATCGAGAGCGTGGACCGCGTGGCCGGCGACACCGCCTTCGTGCTGGCGCGCAAGGACGCCTGGGCAGGGGAGCGGGATCTGCTGGATTCCGCCGCCGCCAGCGGCCACCGCTTCGCCCCGGGCGCCACGCACAACGCCATCGCGCGGCTGCACGCCGAAAGCACCCGGGCAGCAGCCGATGCCATCGCGGCCACCCACGCCGCGCGCCTGCGCGAAGAGCGCGAGACCAAGATGCGCCTGGTGCGCGCCGAACTGGACCAGCGCATGGACCGCATCAAGCAGCTGCACCAGCAGACGGCCCAGGCCTTCCGCGACAAGCTGCGTGCCCGAGGCCTGTGGATCAGCGACCAGGATGCCGTGATCGACAGCTACAACCGCAGCTACGCGCTGCCCGCCCAGTTCAACGCCCGACTGGCGCAATTGGCCCAGGAAGCAGCCCAGCGGCACTACAAGAGCACGGCCGACGCCCTGCAGATCAGCGATGTGGCAGTGGACGTGGCCAAGCTCAAGATGGTCAACGGCCAGGAGATCGTGGACATGCTGGGCAACATGGTGACGACGCTGAACAACCAGATCCGGGCCAGCGGCAGCTACAGCGGCAGCGAGCGGGATGTGACGGACTGGGATTCGATCCTGAATCCGTGATGCACTGAGCCGCGCCCCCGGCTAGGGTTCGCTACTGCAGTCCCTGGCCGGGACACTGCTGGGCATGACCAAGCCGGCCAAGCTCAACTTCACGATCTACCAGGGCGCCACGTTCCGGCGGCGCCTGCGCTGGCTCAACCCCGACAAGACCCCCATTGACCTGACAGGCTGCACAGCCCGCATGCAGGTGCGCGAGGAGGTCGAGTCTACGGCCGCGCTGCTGGAACTGACCACGGAGAACAGTCGAATTGCCTTGGGCGGCACGGCCGGCACGGTGGATCTGCTGGTCGATGCGGGCACCACGGCGACCATCGCCTGGAGCGGCGGGGTGTTCGATCTGGAAATCGTCCACCCCGGCGGCGAGGTCACGCGCCTGGCCCAAGGCTCCTGCTGTGTGAGCCCGGAGGTCACCCGTGGCTGACGTGCTGGTCGTGCACGAGACCGAGATCCTGGCTGAAGAGGCGCAGGACTCGGTGCTGGTCGAGCAGGTCCAAGAAACCGAGATCGTTGAGCTGGGACAGCAGGGGCCTCCTGGCCGTCAGGGCCCGCCAGGTCCAGCCGGCGACGCCATCACGGTCAAGGTCGGCCCATCCCCCATCAGCGGCCACAGCGTGGTGGCCTGCAACGCCCTGGGTGAGCTGATCGCGGCCGACTCCACCAATCCCACGCACCGTGGCGCTGTGCTGGGCGTGGTGGCCGATGCCTACAGCCCAGGCGACGACGCTGTGGTGCAGACCGGCTTTGTGCTGGAGCACAGCGGCTGGACCTGGACGTCCGGCCCGGTGCTGGTCGGGCAGGCCGGCCAACTGGCCCAGGCGTTGCCGCCAGGCGCGTTGTTCTCCCAAGTCATCGGGGAGGCCCTGTCCGCCACCCGCGTTCTCATCGACATCAACCCACCCATCACCCTTGCATAGGAGGCCACCATGGCTGCCAAGAAATTTCTCCGCCTCGTCAACAACTTGGTCACCGAGGTGCTGGGCATCCAGACCTCGGCCGGCGCGGCCAATGCGGGCGACATCGTGGCCCTGGACGATTCGGGCCGCATCGACAACAGCATGATGCCCGTGGGAATTGGCGCCGACACCGCCGTCATCGCAGCCAGCGAGGCGCTCGCGGCCGGCGACTGGGTCAACGTGTGGAACAGCACGGGCGCCAAGGTCCGCAAGGCCGACGCCACAACGTCCGGCAAGGAGGCGCATGGCTTCGTGCTGGCGGCCGTCACCAGCGGCGCCAACGCTACGGTGTACTTCGAGGGCACGAATACCCAGGTCACCGCCCAGACCCCTGGGCCTGTATTCCTGCAGACCACTGCGGGCACGGGCGGCGCCACGGCACCCAGCGCATCGGGCAACGTGGTGCAGCGCCTGGGCGTGGCCGTGAGCACCACCGCCGTGAACTTCGAGGGCGGCGTGCCCGTAGTGCTGGCCTGATCCGCCATGGCTTCTCGGCGTCCCCTGGTCAACGTCAGCGGCAGCATCCGCGAGCTGCCCACGGGAGACACGCTGGCCGGCGTGCGCGAGCTGCTCACCGCCGCGCGCACATACTACGTCCGCACCGATGGCAGTGACAGCAACACCGGGCTTAGCAATACGGCGGGCGGGGCGTTCGCCACTGTGCAGAAAGCAGTGGACACCATTGCGAACCTCGACCTTGGCACCCAGCAAGCCACGATCCAGGTTGCAGACGGAACCTATGCGCCGTTTGAACTGCGCTCATGTGTTGGCGCATTGGCTCCTCGAATCGTAGGCAACACGACCACCCCCGCCAATGTGCTTATCAGTGCGACTTCAGCGAGCGTCAATGCCGTGCGTGCCGTGAATGCAGGAGCTTGGGCGCTGGGTGGACTGAAACTGCAGGCGACGGGATCGGGTGCTTCCGGCCTTCGAGCGGAAGGCAGAACCACGGTGACGTTCAGTGATTTCACCGAATTTGGCGCCTGCGCAAGTCGGCACGTGTTCTCGCGTGGTGGCGCTGCCGTTTACATCGTGGCAAACACGCGCATCACAGGCGCCGCACAGACCTTTTTCGAAGCGGCCTACGCCGGGGCATATTTCGAATATGTTGGCGGTTACACATGCACGATTGTCGGCACTCCAGTTGCTGGATATGCCACCGTGGTTGCCGGGCTCTGCTCTGTCGTCGTTATCAACGCAATCACGTTCTCCGGCAGTGCCACAGGCATTCGATATGCAGTCGGCACGAATTCCGTGATTCAGACCTTCGGGTCTGGCGCCAATTACTTCCCTGGTGATGCTGCTGGAACGAATGATGGATCGGGGGTCTACTCGTGACCTATCAGCTCTCGCAAGACGCCGGGCACGTCTACCTCTGGACTGACGGTGTGCGCGCCACGATTCCTCTGGCCTCGGCGCCAGAGTTCCCTCTCAGCCCTGACGCTGTCGCATACCGCGCCTGGCTCGCGGCTGGCGGCGTGCCGATACCTGCAGAGCTGCCGCCTGCTGTGGAGCTTGCCGCCACGCTGCGCCAGGCCCTGGCAGCCGAGTACCGCAGGCGCATGCAAGTCATCGCAGCCGGATACCCGCTGAGCGAGCGCGAGAGTTGGCCCGTGCAGACGGAGGAGGCGAGGGCGCTCGAGGTCGACCCAGCAGCGGCCACGCCCTGGATCGATGCCGCAGCGTTGGCGCGCGGGCTGGACCGCCTGGTGCTGGCCGAGCGCATCCGCGAGAAGGACGACAAGTACCGGCAGGTGCATGGGCTGCTGACGGGCACACGGCAGCGCATCGAGGACCAGATCTACGCTGTGGCCGACGACGCCCTGGCGCTGTCGCAGATCGATGTCGCGGCCGGCTGGCCTGCGGCCCCCGTGTAGGGTTCGCCAGCGCGGCCCGGCCCCGGAATCATCGGGGTCATGAAAACTGAAACCCTCGACTCCATCGGCGCCGCCGGCAACAAGGTCACCATCGCAGGGGCCGGCTTGTCTGGGGCGGGTTACATCACCGCAAGTGAGTTTGCGGCTATCGTAGGCGCTTTGGTGGCCCTGGCTGGCGTGGCGATCACTTGGTACTACAAGCGAGAAGCCAATCGACGATTGGTCGCAGAGCACGCTTTGCGGCAGCAAGAGCGCCAGATTCGCATCGATCTCATGCGCGCGACACGCCAGCCGGTGCCTCACGACACGAATATGGGCGCCCTTGAGGACGTGGACTGATGGCCGCCCGAATTCAGTCCAGAGTCATCTGGGTGGCCGCCCTCGGCGGCTTTGTGACGCTTTTGTCTCCGACCTTGGTCCAGCACCTGGAGCAGTGGGAGAGCGGCCCCAAGAGGGTATTGGTGGTCTACGCAGACAGCATGGCCGGCGGCCTGCCAACGGTCTGCAACGGTCTGACGCGCCACGTCACTACCACCCCCATCGTTGTCGGCCAGCGGTGGACCGAGGAGCAGTGCGTGGCAGAGGAGGCTGCGGCGCTGGAGCGTGTGCAGCGGCAGGTGATTCCCTGCTTCAAGAGACTCCCGCCGCCCAGCGTGCTCGACATGGCCAGCAGCCATGCCTGGAACCTGGGTGCACCGGCCACCTGCGGTAGCGGCGCCATGGCCGCATGGAATCGGGGTGAGTGGGAGCGCGGTTGCCAGCGCATCAGCCGCGGCGATGACGGCAGCGTGGTCTGGAGCTTCACGAGTCACATTGAGCCGAAGACCGGCCGGAAGGTCTACACCTTCGTCCAGGGCCTGGCCAACCGGCGCGCCGACGAAACGAAGAAGTGCGGGGCGGACCTATGAACCCGATCCTCTGGGCAATGTGGTGGTACTGGTGGAGGGGCGGGCGGTGATCGGGATCACACCGAAACTGCTCGCGGCCGCTGTCCTCGCGCTGCTGGTGAGCCTGCTTGGCAACGTGCTGCTGACCAGGGCCTACCTGGGCCAGCGTGACGCCGCCGCAGTCGCGCGCGCCAGTGTGGGCGAGATGACCCAGCAGCGGGACGGCGCTCGCGACCTGGCCGCCGCCTGCAGCGATGCAGTCGATGACCTCCGCGAGCTGGCCGACCGGCGCAAGAAAGAGGGCGAGGCCGCGCGAACCAGCGCCGCCGCACAAGCCCGGAAGCACGAGCAGCGCGCCGATGAGATCCTGGCCAAACCCCCAGCCGTGCCCGGCGATGCCTGCGCGAGCGCCCAGCACCGGGTGGACAACTGGCTGCAGGGGAGGGCGAAGCCATGAAATTGACAAATTGCTCAATTCGTCAATTCGCAGTGCTGGCTGCCCTGCTGGCCCTGGCCGGCTGCCAGGCGCCACCGGCGCGCGTCGAGCTGCAGCGGGTGAACGTGCCCGTGCCAGTGGCATGCGACGAGCCGGTGCCTGAGCGACCGGCCATGCCCACCGAGCAGCTGCGCCCCGGCGCCACGGTGGATCAGTTCACCCAGGCCGTCCTGGCCGAGATCGAGCGGCGCGAGGCCTACGAGATCAGGCTGACAGCGGCCCTGGCCAACTGCCGCCGCCCCATTACCCCGAGCCTGCCGGCCGCAGGCACCACCACAGAGAGCCACCCATGACACAACACACCTGCGGCAGTGCCTGCAGCCATGCCTCCGACTGCGCCGTGCACAACGAGCCCGCCATGCCGGCCGGGCCGTGCGACTGCGCCACCCGCGTGCCTGGCGCGGTGATCGAATCCAAGGCCTATGCCGACGGCACAACAGCCACCGGCCCAGGCCCTCTGCCCGACCTCTCTCCGGCTGAGCAGTCCATCGAAGACGAGATCCAGGCCAAGGGCAAGACCGCGGCACGGGTCACCCCGGATGACATCCAGCGAGAGATCGTCGGCGAGCACTACTTCACAGCGGAGCAGGGCGCGCGTCATCCCGATGCGCAGAACCCGCTGGACTTCGGTGATATCCCCGGGAACTTGGGCCTGTTGACCTTCTGCGTGCTCCGCCTGCGCAACGGCTTCACTGTGACAGGCGAAAGCGCGTGCGCCAGCCCCGAGAACTTCGACGCTGAGATCGGCCGCCGCATCGCGCGCGAGAACGCCGTGCAGAAGATCTGGCCGCTGCTGGGCTTCCGGCTGCGCGACAAGCTGGCGGCAGGCTCCTAAGCCGCAGGCGCCGGGTCAGCCGGCGCTATCGAGACCACCGTTCCGTCGATTGCGACCATTTCGCCTTTCGTCGCGGGGTCAGCTTCGAGTGGCACGCCCCACATCAGGCCCGGGTGCTCGCCCTTATGCATCACATAGTCCAGGTGGTAGAGCTCCTCAGGCGGCAACCTGAAGCGCTGCGGGTACTTGTCGCTGCCGTGGGCTTTCCAGTGGCCCTGAAAGCCCTCCACGACGCGCTTGTGGACTGTGTGCTTTGGGTGATTGGGATCGATCATGGGCGGCATTGTGCCCGTGACCCGAATCAGAACGGCGCAGGCGAGCGGATCACGCTGACAGGCCCGAAGCCGCGGTACACGACATTGCCCTCCGGGTCCAGGACGATGGACCACCATGGAGCCGTGTGCACAACCCGGTAGCACTCCGGGGCCAGCGGGAGGATCTCCTGCCCACAGACCGCCGCCCAGCCCGATGGCCATACCACTGTGGGGTGCAGGCAGTTCAGCGGGTCGTCATCTTCATACATGGTGGTTCGCCAGAATCTGGACCGGCCCCAGGCCGCTGTATACCAGCGCGCCGCCCGGCCCGCGCACTTCAAACCATCCGGGGTGCGCTTCCACTATCCGATAGGCCTCTGGCGGGGCTGGCAGCGGCTCAATCTCAGGCACGCCGAACCATTCGGGCATGCGGAGCAGGGCGAATTTCTGGGTTGCTTGAGGGGTGATCATCTGGACCTCCTGGAGATCGGGTTTGCATAATAACTGTACATTCATACAGTGAAAATGTCATGACCCAGGATTCAGCAGGATTGGCAGATCTGCCGGGCCGATATCGCTCAGAGGGCTGCGCGCCCGGCAGCGAGCAGGAGCGCAAGGGCCAAGTCGAGGCCGGCTGGCGCACGACCATGCTGCGTTTGCGCTTTTGTGGCGTCTACCTGTCCGTGCCGATGTTGCGTGACATCCGCCGCGTCACGGGCCTGCTGGTCACGACCAGAGGAGGGTATGGCGATGATCGCGTGGAAATCATTGATCCCGGATCGGGGGATCAGCTCACGAGAGGGATGACCCAGGTGGAAATGCTGCGAATGCGCGAGGACGGGTCCATGCTGCTGCGCGGCCAAGAATGGGATGAAGGGGGCCTGCGGCGGTGGAACCAGACTTGGCTGTGCTGTCCGGACGCTGCCGGCATTGATCCGGCGCTGCAGCTGATGCAAAGCTGGCTTGGAGGGCAGTACGCTGCGGCCAAGGCTGCAATCGAGCGGCCCACCAAGAGGTGGCCCTATGTGTAATCGCTACACCCCGCCGGAAGAGATAGAGATCGAGCGTGCCTTCGCGCTGGGACGCCAAGCGCCGAACAGGTGGTGGAAGCCGCACGTCACGCCGCTGGCCCTGGGTCCGTACGTCAAGCCCGGCGGCGAGTTGGAGGTGGGGCAGTGGGGCATGATCCCGCGCAGCGCTCCCACGCGCCGGCCGACTACCCGCGACGGGACGCCCATGAGCACGAACAACGCGCGGCGCGAGACGTTGGCCAAGTCCTGGACGTTTGCGCCGGCATGGCGCGCCGGTCAGCGGTGCCTCATCCCCGTGACGTCGTGGGTGGAGCCGTATTGGGGCCTAGGATCGCGCAATGTGTGGTGGTCGTTCCGGCGCGCGGACGGGCAACCAGCGGCTCTTGCCGGCCTGTACAGCGAATGGACGGACCCGGAGACGGGCGAGCTGGTGCCGAACTACACGATGATCACGCAGCCTGCTGACGGGCACCCAGTGCTCTCGCTGATGCACCGGCCGGGAAAAGAAAAGCGCGGGGTCGTGATGCTGGAGCCTGGCGACTGGGATGCCTGGCTGCACGGCACGGCCGCCCAGGCCGACGTGCTGATTAAGCTGCCGCCGCTGGGAGCGTTGCGGAGCGGGGCAGAGAAGCCTGAGGAAGAGGGCCTGCTTCCAGCCGAGCAGCTGCTCGCTCTAAAAGCTGGGGAATAAGCAGAAGCAGAACCCGCTCCCCGCTGAATGCGGTGTAGGTTCTGGTGTAGCTTTTAGAGAATATTCTGATAATCAGAGGGAGAAGGCTTCTTCAAGAATGATGATGTTCATTGCCTGTGAATCTCTCATAAGCCTTTGATTTATCTCCGGGTTGCCGCGCAAGAGGTTGTCGGCAAATGTTCTGATCCGCTTTTGCGCTTTGCCCTGGGCATCATCAACGCCTACCTGAACCGGCCTGCCTGACTATTGTGTGACGCTTGCGCAGCCAGGGCCCCGAGGCCCGACGGTCACATTGTCGTTCAAGCAGCCCCGGGCTTGAGGCTGAAGGCTTCGGCCCGCGCCAGATCGCGCAGCCATGGTTACACAAGCCGCGCAGATGCCAGCAAGCCCTGGCAGGTGAAGCCGCTCACTGGCACGCTCTGTCGCCCGCGCAGCTGTATCAGCGAATTACACCCTGCAACGCCTTGCGGACCCCTGGTCGGACGGGACTTGGGGGTTGCCACCTGCCGGCGAAGCCGGTGAAGGCCGAGAGTGTGATGGACCGCGCTCAGTCGCACTCAATCATGGTTCCACCCAGTATTCGGCAGCTCCGCCCTTGACTGTCACTGATGAATTGGCCGTTGCGGTTGTAGATTCCGCCATTGCTGTCGTAGCAAAGTGCACCATTGCAACTGGATAGAGGAACAGGATGGGCCGCCCGCGGTGTGAAAACCGGCTTCGGTGGTTCCTGCATCAGCGGCGTATTGGAGCCGCATGCAGCATTGACGCTGGTGATTGCTGCATTGGTGCGTATCCGTTTTTCATCCAGGGAAAGGGTGCGAATGCTGGATACGAATTCCAGCTCCTTGCGCGCCTCCTTGCACTGGGAGGATGCGCCGAGCTGCTCCGGTGCAGGAGCATTCGCCTTGCGGGCCTGCTGTTCGATGACGCGCTGCTGGCTCTCGATCTGGCGCTGCTGCATTTCGTTCATCTGGCGCTGCTGCTTTCGCTCATTGGCCTCTGCGGCCTCGGCCCGTTCGCGGTAGATTTCATCGTCCGATTTTTTGCGCTGTATCAGTGCGCCGGATTGGTCGCTGCTGCAGGGGCTGTCTGAAAAAATCAGTTTTCCAGAAACATCCTTGCATTGATAGACCTGGGCGGCGGCAGGTAAAGCCAGAAATGTCGCAACGATTGTCAGAGTCAATAGGCGCAT